AAAACGCATATGCTTTGCAAGCGTTACGTAAACTGTAGCTAGTAGCTCACTTAGCTGTCAAGCATAGTCCTACTGAGTCCCCTCTCTTGATCGAGAGACGGCATTCCTGATGATCGACTTCAAGCGCGCTTGCGGGCTGGCGAACTGCAGGCCCTTTGAGGGGCCGGGGGTGACCAGGGTTCCCGAAGGGCCAACCTGCCCCGCAGGCGTGTTCGGGACGGTCGCTGCCGCCGCAATCGTCGCTGGCGTAGCGAGTCGGACTCCCTTACGGCCGACGCGCCCCATGATCTCGGCGTGCTCCTTGACGACGGCCTCGACAGTTGCGATGTCGATTTCCCCGCGATTGGCCTTAATCTCTTTCGCCACAATGCTTTCCGCTGCAGCGAAGGGGAGGCCGTAGGCCGTCGCAGCCCGTCTGGTCGCAGCGATTACACGCTGTACCTTGACTTGCTGACCGGCTTGGGTGTTGACCTTCTCCTTGCGGTCGGCCTCGCGCAAGCGAGCCTCGGCCTGAAGCTCACGGATGACGAGACCCCTAACCCGCTCGTCCGTCTGCATCTCGGCGTAGACGTTCGCCGCCTGCTGGAAGGCCTCTGGGTTCTTGAGGGCGATCGAGAGCAGGAGCTTGTCCGGCGACTCTTGCAAGCGCTGGGCGAACTCCTTGACCTGCTCGGACAGCTCAGCAGCGTCAAGTCGTTGCTGCAGCGTGACTTGCGCCACGTCGACAGCCGTCTGAATGAAGCGCGCGTATACGGGACGAAGCGCCTCGGGAACCTCCGCATAGGTCGTACCCGTCTCGATGCCTGCTTCGGAAAGAAGCAGCTCGGCCTCGGCGACGTCCTCAGGTGACATGAGATCGTCGTCCCCGCCATCATCGGTTGGGAGTGCCGCCGCAGCCGGGGTCGCAGCGGGCGCGCCTTCTGGGGCTACCACGCCATCCGCAACCGGGGGTGTGACAAGCGGTGGGGTGACATCGCTCGGCTGCAGCTCAGCCGGGGCGGGTGCCGTCGCGTCTCCCGCCATCCGCTCCGAGATCATGCCTGCCAGCCTCGTCGCCGTGTCTTTCGGGTCAAACCCACCTTCAGGAAGCATATCTGACATACAGCTACTTCTCCTTTCCCTTCTTCTCGGGAGTATCCAACGTAATTTCGACGAACTTCTGCACGAGCGCTTCTCCAAGGGCCGTACGGACATCCTTGGACGTCTCGGCCTGCGCACGGATGTCGCGCAGCGCCTTCTCGTTCTCCAGCATGGAAGCCTGTCCTGCCTTCTCGCTTTCGGCCAGCGCCTGCTCGTGCTCGCCGACGTTCTTCAGGAGCGCGTCCTGCGCCTCCTTCGGCCATGCACGGTACGTCAGGCTCTTCATAGCCCTCGTCTTCACCGCGACGTGCTGCGCGTGGTCCTGCCACGGCATCATCTGAGGCGGCTCCTGCCCTTCTTTCAGCATCTTGAACATGGTGATCTCGTTCTTCGCTTCCAGGATATCCGGGTCCAGCGTCTCGGCTGCGACGTCGATCCCCACGGCTGACATGGCGGCATCGACACGATCCCGGTCCAGCTGGCCGTCCGCACCTGCAAAGATCATGGCCCCGGCGTTCGACTCCATGAGGCCCAGAACAGTATCGCGAAGCGCCTGCCGGTTGAAGGGGTAGAGGGGCAGCTCGTCCACGAAAAGGGTAGCGTTCATGTTCTTGAGGTCGGCTCCAGAGAACTCCTGCCACTGGAGCGTACGGTCGGGCCCTATCATCGACGCCACACGGGGCTCGGTGTAGAACCGGGCCATGTAGTCGAGGAGGATGTAGCCGGTACGGGTCCAGGAAGGCTTGGAGTTGATGAGTGCCAGCGCAACCGTCTCGCCCTCGCCCTGGAGCGTCGCGGGCTGCCGACGGCTCTGTGAGGCCCCGGCGGGGAGGTCGGCCTGTCGCTGGAAGCGGTAGCCACCCGTCATGAGCGCATCATCCATCACGTCCTGCTTGATGCGGAAGAAGTGCTCGGGCGGGCCGGGGACAGCCGGGATTACAGGCTGCAACCCAGGGTTCGTCACGATCTCCTGGAAGGGCTCGTCCGTGATGTCCCCGTACTTGAGGCCGTCGCCAGACTGGCGGAAGACCTTGGGAACGACCCGGTTCAGCCATTCGAGGATGCGCGCGAGCATCTCGTCATACGTCTTGTTGCTGAACGTCATGTCGTAGATCGGGGTCAGGCCCATCTCGGGGTGCCCCGGCAGCGGTATCCACCGGAAGTGCACCATCGGGATGTGACGCCCCGGCAGCGGCGCAGGCTGCGTGATGATCTGGTCGTTCGAACTCGTCCACCAGAGGCCACCCGGATGCCGGTTGCCCTTGGGTAGATAGTGCTCGATGACCAGCGCGGTCTCTTGGGTGTTGGTCGCCCCTCCAGCCGGGAACACCGAGAGGAGGTCGAAGGCCGTCGCGCCGCCCTGCTGCGCGTAGTGCAGTTTCTCGGCGCGCTCTTCCCCGTAGCGGATGAGGGCCTCGTCGTAGGTGTAGAGCGAACCGACCATCTTCCCCATCGAGGGCTTGATGCCTGTCCGTACGAGCTGAGGCGGAACGACTTCGATCCCGATCTCCCCGGCGTCGATCATCTTGGGCTCGCTCATCGTGGGGTCGGGCTGCCCGGTATCGGGGTTGATGGGGACGAGCTGCATCTTCCCATCCTTGCCCTTCATAGGAACCGCGAGCGGAATCATGTCACCCGTGTCCGTGTTCCAGAAGATGCGGAGATCCGCATTCCCGGTCGCGGTGAGCCAGGCGGCGATGTCGACCTTCTTCTCGTCGAAGCTCAGCAGGTTCCATGCATAGCGCAGCGCGATGTCCGCAACCTCTGCTCCCGTAACGTCTTCCGCGTCAGCGGAGGCGGGGACGGCAGTGAAGCGCACACGCGATTTCATGAACTGCGAGATGTAGTCCGAGTAGAAGGCCAGCGTCATGTTCGCGACAGGGAAGCGCTTCCACTCGGGTATCTGGCTGGTCTCCAGCTCCTGCAGCGTACGCCAGTGCAACGCACGAATGAAGTCGAGGGAGCGCTGCCAACGCGCGGTCCAGAACGTATAGAAGCTATCGAGTTCCCGCCACGAGTCGCTGGAGAAGCGCGCCAGCTCAGCTGGGTTCTGGTCGATCTTCGGAAGGCGGGCCATGTCAGTCTTCCCTCACGAACGGTAGGGGTACCGTCTTTGGACGTTCCGGTAGCGGGAGGTCGGGACGGAACCCTTGGTAGCGCATCTGCCTGATATCACTCATCAACGGGCGGATCGCTATGTAGTAGGCGCCTAGTACCCCGATAGAGGTACCGAAGCCAACGCCAGCGATCGCCCACAAAGAGGCTTCCATCACCACTCCCTTGCCAGTATGCGCTGGCGTCGGTCCTGTTGCTCGATGGCCTTCCAGATGACGGCATCCGCGAGAGGCATCTTCTTCATCCACTCGTCTTCCTGAGGCAAGGTAACGCCCGTTTGCAAGATAGAGCAAGCGTAAGTCAAGCAATCCGAGCAGTCAGCCCCGTCTGCTGAGGTCTTGTCCGGCTTGCCATACTTGTCCCATGAGTAGCGCTGTGTCTCCCAGATGAGCCGCGAACACTGCATGTCCCGCTCGTTCCACTTCCAGGTCGACATGAGCGTGTTGAACAGGAAGAGCCGGGGGGCGCCATAGCACTCTTCCTTCATCGCCATCTTGGGGTAGAGGCGCTTCTCATCCGGCTCAAGGAGCGCGTGCACGCGCAGGACCATCTTGTCGACGTGCTTGGCGAAGGGCAGCTCCGTGGCTCCAATAGGGGCGCCGATGCGGCTGAAGTGCCAGTTCAGCTCATGGCGGTCCTGTGGGTTGGCGCTATCTACATACGCTGCAACAGCTTGCGTGCGGTCGCCGACGATCACCTTCATCCGCTCAGCCCGGTACGAGAGCGTCTGATCCTGCGAGAAGTACTCGTCCGTCACATAGTAGTTCCCGGCGGAATCGACTGCCATGTAGAGGGCCGCAAAACGATGGTACTGCGGGTCCACGACGAAGAAGCGAGCGAAGCTCTCGTCCAGCTTGAAGGGGGGGATGACGTGAACCTCGGGGCTGAAGCTCCTGAAGATGAGCCCGGTCCGCGTAACGAACTCGCCGTACATACGGGCCGCGCGCACGTTAGGGTCAGGCCACTGACGCTCCATGCGCTCGATGTCGGCGCGGGTGAAGTGCGGGACGAGAGGGTTGCCCTCCCGGTCCGCGACTGGCATGTGAATGATGTCCACATCAGTGCGGTCTCCAGCGGTCCAGGGGGTGTAGAGCTTATCCCGGACCCAGTAGGTCTGGACGTCGAGCGGGGCGAACACCATCAGCATGCGGCCTTTCCGGTCGCCCAGGCGCGCGAGCAGCTCCTCGTAGACGTCCTCTTTCGGGGTCTCGTCCATGATGACGAGATCGGCCGCGAACCCCTGCAGGCGGCGCTGGTGCATGTCAGCCGAGAGGAAGTGGATCTCGGAGCCGTTCTTGAACTTGATGACGTTGGTCGTCGTCGAGATGATGTCCCCGTTCGGGGTCAGACGGATCTCCGAGCGCGGGGCCAGCTTGCGCACGATCGGGAGTACCGTCCGTCGGAACATGGGGAGCGAGGGCATGACGTACGCCACGAAGACCGGCGGGGTAGGAACCTCGGCCCATGTGCGCCTTCCAGTAGCGTAGTAGAGGGCTTCGGCTACCGCCGCGTACGTCTTCCCAGAACGGTTCCCGCCCACGACAAGCGCGATCGGCTTGCGTGAGCGGTGAACCAGTCGCTGGATCTCATGCGGGTGATAGACGAGACCGAGAGGATCGTCGAGTTCGCGTTGGCGAAGCTCGTTCTCGATCTCGCTGAGCGTGAGACGTGATACATCCTGCATTACGGAGTCGCAACCCACGCGACGATCTCGCCCGTTACCCCACCAGTACCGCTCGCGGCGAGCTTAGCCACGAAAGCGACCTCGGCATCCGTGTGCAGAATGCCGGGCACTGGATTGATGTAGGGGCCCAAGCCGAAGTCCCAACGGATCGGGTACGCGATCTGAGTGAGCGTGAGCGCCGTCGCGGCGTAGTAATTCGTGTCGTCGGAGACGTTGCCGGTGGCACCACCCTGCAACGAGTCCGTCCCGGCGATCCAGACTAGCCCGCTCTTCGTCAGGACCGTGAAGTAGCCAAGGCTCGTCTCGTTCGTTGGAGTAGCGGGTAGCCCCACGATCGCGGCAGCCTCGTCGGCATACCCCGTCGTGTAGTTCGTCGCGCCCGGCGTGAGCGTGACGGTACCTGTGCTACCGATCGACGCGCGGAAGACCGCCCATGTGTTGAGGGGGACCGTCCCAGCCACGAACGTGACCTCTTCAGCGGCGTTGTAGAGCCCGATCGTCCGGTTGACGTAGTAGAAGGCGGTCAGCTTGAGCTTCTTGTCATC